CGCTGTATGAATCACGCCTGAAGGGAAAGCTGCACGTTATCAGCAAGCGTTACACTCAGCGCATTGAGCGACATAATCTGAATCTGAGACAACATCTGGCAAGGCTGGGACGGAAGTCGCTGTCGTTCTCAAAATCGGTGGAGCTGCATGACAAGGTCATCGGGCATTATCTGAACATAAAACACTATCAGTAAGTTGGAGTCACTACCCAGGTATTAATGCTCATCTTGCAGAACAAGAGAAAGACCATGCTCTTATGGCAATTTCTTCAGTAGCTCTCCCGAAAGTTGAGTAGTTTTAATTGTTGTTTTGAAATAATCACTGCTTTCACATTTGAGTGATTTCATGGCAATCCAAATGCGGGCCTCTGTGCCTGCATTTGGTTCCAGTTGCTGTAGACGTTTTGCGTCTTCCAAAAGTAAGGCGATAATGTGTTTCAGCTTCTCATCATTTGCTTGATTCTTGTTTTCAGGCGAATTCTGTCCGCCGAATAGGCGCTTCTCTTCATACAGACCTATAAAGGCACGACGCACGTTACCGGATATAGTATCGATGGTTTCCTTTTCTACAGTACTCAGGTCAAGAGTCGCCAGTTGAGAGCGAACCACATTCGATGCCATTTCCTGGAATGGTACTGGTAAATCTTTAAATTCCATCGTCAACCTCATCAGTCAGTGTTTCTGGTTAACCAGCGACGCGCGCCAGCTGCGGTTTTAAACGTTTTGCTTTTGGTATACGTCATCGCGGTGAACGTACCGTCCTGGTTTGGGAACACACCACATACCAGAGATTCGCTGTTGCCAAGATCGATAGTATCCATGCTGACCTCATTTCCCCTTAACGCCGGGGTAGCGGAACAAAAACCTGCTGCATAGTTATTAAAGTTGAACCCTGCCGTCATGTTCTTACGCATCGGGCTGGCTACTTAACCCCTGACCACTGCCTGGTAACTCGAGGTATTGCCCTGTATTGTGTGGGACGGGATGGGTTGGTATGGGAAAACTATAGGAAATGCCTAATTACTTGTCAATAGGCTATGCCTAATAATCTGGGCGCGACCTAATAGGTGATGGTTTGTGGGAGAGGTAGTAGGAGTTAACTAACGGGAACTAGGAATTTCCCGTCGGACCATATAAGTTTAAGTTCCTGTCTTGGTGATGTTCTGGCTTTTCCGTTTTGATTCTTGATTTTTCAGATAGTTAGCTACCTTCATTTCCATTGCGGCAATGTAGGCGCGAACGTCATGATCAACCCAACTAGGCTCCGTAGCATTTCCAGATAAGAGGAAAGCCACAATTGCTCTTTTTTCATCAGAGGCGGCTTGATAAAGGCTGTTTATGTCTAAAAGTTCACTTTTTGTATCTGAAGTGGATGGGGTTGGTATGGGGTATTCGTTAAGCCCCCAATGCTCTGGACCAACCACATCAGAAAAGAAACGCCATAGTTCTGGAAGTTTGTCTTTACTTATCGAACCTTTCTTAATCCAGTCATGGATTGATGGTGGTTGGACTTTGAAATGACGTGCGATTTCCGCCTTTGATTTGACGGCTCCTGATGCAATTTTTTTGTTAATGGCCTGCTCTATCGCTCGGCCTAAGTCTTTACCACTAAGCATTGCTTAATAGTCTCCTATGCGCATCGCGTTAGGCAATCCCTACTCTCGATGGATTAGGCTTAGCCTATTGACAATTGCATTAGGCTAAGCCTAATATTGTTGCGTGTTTTTTGGAGTTCATTCGATGAAAAAAGATAACTATTCATTCAAACGAGCTTGTGCTGTTGTCGGTGGGCAATCAGCAATGGCTAGGCTTTTAGGTGTATCTCCTCCAAGCGTAAATCAATGGATCAAAGGTGTACGTCAGTTGCCTGCTGAGAGATGTCCTGCGATTGAACGAGCAACAAAAGGTGGTGTCCTGTGTGAAGAACTTCGTCCTGATGTTGATTGGACATACTTACGACGCTCGTCATGTTATTCGCAGAATATGTCGATGAAGCAACCAAATGACGAAAACGATCATACCCGAAGCATCAAGAGGCAAATGATTCATGAAAATCAAACATGAGCACATCCGCATGGCGATGAATGCTTGGGCATACCCTGATGGTGAGAAAGTTCCTGCAGCTGAAATAGCCCGGACTTATTTCGAACTGGGGATGACGTTCCCTGAACTGTACGACGACAGCCATCCGGAAGCCCTGGCCCGTAATACACAGAAAATTTTCCGTTGGCTGGATAAAGACACCCCTGATGCTGTTGAAAAAATTCAGGCTCTGTTACCGGCGATCGAAAAGGCAATGCCGCCTCTGCTGGTGGCCCGTATGCGCAGTCACAGCTCTGAGTATTACCGGGAGATTGTCGAACGGCGGGATCGGCTGGTGAAGGATGTCGACGATTTTGTTGCGTCAGCGGTTGTTTTGTATGACCAGATGAATCGCGGCGGCCCGGCAGGGAATGCTGTGGTGATGCACTAAAAGCACGGTGTTCGGGGGTTTTATGAGCAGCAAGCTTCATGGTCTTGTCTGGGAAGGGTGCGCCTTCACCGGCATGATCTTATCCAGGGTGGCGGTTATGGCCCGTCTTGTAGACTACAGCAATGACGAGGGTGTGTCATGGCCTGCCATTGAAACTATCCGGCGTCAGATCGGTGCAAGAAGTGAATCCACAGTGAAATCGGCTATTGCAGAACTGGCGAAAGAGGGCTGGCTGACGAAGGAAGAGCGTAAGGTCGGTGGGCGTAATGTAAGCAATATCTATCGGCTTAATGTGGAAAAACTCGAAGCAGCTGCGGCGGCGGCGCGTGAGTCATATAAACCGAAAAGAAAAATTAGCCCGGCAAAAAATGACCCGTTAACAGTTGACCCGTCAAATTTTGCCCCCTCAACGGTTGACCCGTCAAATTTTGATGGATCAACTGTTGATAAAAAACTGCCGATTAGGGGGGCGATGATTGACCCCGATCCGTCAGTATTAAAACCTGAACCGTCAGATAAAAGATCTTCTTGTCCGGACGCTTCGCAACCGGACCCGCAGACGGCTGAACAGGATTTTTTAACCCGACACCCTGACGCGGTTGTGTTCAGTGCGAAAAAACGCCAGTGGGGAAGTCAGGAAGATTTGGTGTGCGCACAGTGGATCTGGGGACGAATCGTGAGTCTTTACGAGCAGGCGGCCAGCTATGATGGCGAGATCACTAGACCGAAAGAACCCAACTGGACAGCATGGGCCAATGACGTTCGCACAATGCGGATGCTGGATGGCAGAACTCACAGACAAATTTGTGAAATGTTTGGGCGTCTCCAGCGGGATTCGTTCTGGGTAAAAAACATCATGAGTCCGGCAAAACTCCGGGAAAAATGGGATGAACTGGTTATCCGCCTGGGGCGTTCGCCTGCGCAGCGTTGCGTGAATCACATTTCTGAACCGGACACTGAAATACCGCCGGGATTCAGGGGGTGACGTGTCATGAAAAACATTGCGGCAGTTGGGGTTCTTGAACGTATTCGCAGACTTGCACCACAGGGGTCGGTTCCACCGTACCGGACGGTGGAGGAGTGGCGGGAATGGCAACTTGCTGAAGGACGAAAACGCAGCGAGGAGATTAACCGCCAGAATCGCCAGTTGCGGGTGGAAAAAATCCTGAATCGTTCGGGCATCCAGCCTCTGCACAGCAAATGCTCGTTTGCAAATTATCAGGTGCAGAACGACGGGCAAAAATACGCGCTGAGCCAGGCCAAATCCATAGCTGACGAACTGATGACCGGGTGCACGAATTTTGTGTTCAGCGGTAAAACCGGCACCGGGAAAAATCACCTTGCAGCGGCGATGGGCAACCGGCTGATGGTGAAGGGGCGCAGCGTGATTATCGTCACCGTGTCTGACGTCATGAGCGTGTTGCATGACAGCTACGACAACGGCAAATCCGGGGAAAAATTTTTACAGGAGCTTTGCGGGGTTGATTTGCTGGTCCTGGATGAAATAGGCGTTCAGCGGGAGACGAAAAACGAGCAGGTGGTATTGCACCAGATAATTGATCGCCGGACAGCATCACTGTGCAGTGTCGGGATGTTAACAAACCTGAATCATGCCGCAATGAGTACGCTTCTTGGTGAGAGGATTATGGACCGCATGACCATGAACGGTGGTCGATGGGTGACGTTTAACTGGGATAGCTGGCGTCCAAATGTCAGCAATATGAGGGTTGTGAAGTAATTTTGTCCGGAGGAAATTTTAATGGAAACCGTATCTGACGCACTGAAAGCACTGAAAAAAGCCTCTTCACATGTGGTGGCAGCTCGCCTTGGAATCAGTCGTGAAGAGGCTGTCAACGAGCTGTGGGAACTCAAAAGAAATGGCGTCGTTGATAAAACTGGTCACACCTGGTTTCTGGCTGGCGAAGGTGAATCCCGGGTAACCGAAGAGCGGCCAGTAAAATCTGAAGCACAGGATATGCTGACCGGGGAGGTCGAACAAAAAGTTACCGCAGACATGATGATTGAGTTTATCGGTCAGGATGGGGCTAAAACGTGTGAGGAACTGGCGGGTAAGTTCGGTGTCAGTACTCGCAAGGTTGCTTCCACGCTGGCGGTGGTAACCGCAACGGGGCGGCTGGCACGCGTTAATCAGAACGGTAAATTTCGTTACTGCATGCCGGGCGATAATTTACCAGCAGAGCCGAAAGCCGCGCTGGTAACGGAAAGTGATGGTAAGGCCTTTCCTCAGCCAGCAGGTGCTGCGTTACCAGTCCGGGAAGCCGCAACACAGGAAGAAATTAAAACAGAAACTGTGGCGGACATTGTGCAGCCGTTGCCATCGTTTACCGAAACGCAAGCAGATGAGCTGATTTTTCCGTCCCTTCGCAGGGCAAACCTGGCGCTGCGCAGGGCGAAAAGTGATGTTCAGAAGTGGGAGCGAGTCTGCGCCGCGCTGCGGGAGCTGAACAAGCACCGGGATATTGTTCGACAGATTACTGATTCTTCCCGCCGTGTTGTATCGGAAAAGTGATTGCCGGAGGCGCTTATGGCAAAAGTATTTACACAAGAAGAGCGGGAAAAAATTAAAGGGCAGGTTGTTGAACTTGTACGTCTGAGCGGTCGCGAGACGTTGCGGCAACTGGAAGCCAAGACAGGTGCGACAAGATATCTGATGAGTGTTCTCGCCAGAGAGCTGGTTGCCAGTGGCGATGTATACAACTCTGTTTACGGGTTATTCCCGTCTGAACAGGCGCGTAAGGACTGGCAAAACGCCCGCAAAAAACTCTCAAGGGCAAATCTGAAGAAACCATCTGTGGTTGATCCTGACCTTATCTGGACATTACCCGACGGAGAAATACGCCGCTACGACAGGCGTATGAACATAATCTGTCGCGAGTGCCGGAAGAGTGAAGTTATGCAGCGCATATTGTCGTTTTATCAGGGTGATGTTCGGTATTTATTGAAGTGACGAGATTAAAGTGCATTAGTTCAGATGCAAATTGACATTTTGTGGCACAGGGTAGAGCTAGCGTGGTTGTCCGCTTTGTGCCAGAAGCGGACATAGCAGGTGCCAGATGCATTTGTTATTCTTCATTGAATTGAGCAGTATCCTTAACAGGAACTCTGAATACATAAATGAAGATGAAAAACATGTCTGAAGTGTTGACCCAAGAAAAGCTTATTTTTGTTGCCCAGAGACTAAATGCCCTCGCGCAGTCAGGCCTGACCTATTCAAAAGACGTCTTTGACAAGGAACGCTATGAAGCCTTGCGTGAAATTGCCGCTGGACTGCTGAGTTCGCAGTTTGATATTAGCCGCAATGATTTGTTTCATGTATCGGAAACGGGTTACGCGACGCCCAAAACAGATGTGCGTGCGTTTATCCTGCGTAATAATCGTATTCTGATGGTGAAAGAGGCTGCAGATGGATTATGGAGTCTTCCTGGCGGATGGGCAGATGTTGGAGATACACCTTCTGAAGCTGTGCGTCGAGAGGTCGAAGAAGAAACCGGATTAAAAGTCAGAGTGACTAAACTATTGGGAGTTTGGGATCGTAATCTTCACGGCCATCCGCCTTTACCCTGGCATGTTTACAAGCTGATTTTTCTCTGTGAAGAAGTAGGTGGCAGCCTGTCAATCAGCCATGAGTCACTCGATGCTGATTTTTTTGATGTCAACGACCTGCCTGAATTGTCGCTTTCAAGAATTGTGCCTGAGCAGATTGCTGTCAGCCTGAGAGTAGCGAAAGGTGATGAAAAAACATGGTTTGATTAACTTTCTTCTGCAACCATTAAGGAATGGCAATGATATTCAACGCTAAGGGTTTTTTATTCGATATGGACGGTACGCTGGTTGATTCAACAGCCGTAGTGGAAAGCGTCTGGAGAGATTTTTGTGCAGAATACGGTCTTGATACTCAGGCTGTGATTGCTTACGCACACGGGCGGCAAACGATTGATACACTGACGCATTTTATTGGTGCAGGTGAGAAAACCAATAAAATCGCGGCCTCACTCGAAGAGGTTGAAATCAACACGACAGAAGGCGTTACTGAAGTAAAAGGGGCCGCTGCACTCTTATCAAAACTGCCACCGGATAGCTGGGCACTTGTTACTTCTGCAGGCAGAATGCTTGCCGAAAACAGGATGAAAGCGGCTAATCTCCCCTTACCCATAGTAATGGTGTGTGCAGAAGATGTAATGACGGGAAAACCAAGTCCCGAGGGTTACATCAAAGCAGCTTTGGCTTTGGGCCTTGAGCCTGGTGAATGCGTGGTATTTGAGGATGCATCTGCGGGTATAAAAGCAGGGCTGGCAAGTGGAGCTTCGGTAATAGCTGTTCAGCCTGACGCTCTGGGATCATCTGAAGCCCATGCCGTCAGCGAGCTGTCTGACATTATGGTCAAGATTTCCGGAGAACGTTTCAATATCATCTGTGGTTAATCACGTTACACAATACGCATCAATGGACGCTGAGTAGTTCGCGAGTTTTAAACTTCCAACGTCCGCTTTTCGCTCAAAGCGGACTAGAAGGTTAGCTTGCGTCGGACTTGGCGTATTTAAAGAAGTGCTGGTGGTGACTGGTTGTTGTGTTCCATTTCTACAGAACAAAATCACAGAAACTATACCCAATAGTTGTATTGAATCACTGACGAGACAGCCTCATATTTATCAGGACTGGTGTACGTCCAATACAGGAGGTTGTGGTGCTGGTTCTCAAATGTGCGCTGGCTATTGCTGCTGTAATGGCAATTTATTGCCTTGCTGTTGTTCTTATGGATCGCCTTTCTGATTGATTTCATATTGGCGAGGTGACGGGAGTTAAGTAGAATGGCTGCGGGTGCTTGAGGCTATCTGTCTCAGGCATGAACACCAAAGGCAGATAGAGAAAAGCCCCAGTTAACATTACGCGTCCTGCAAGACGCTTAACATTAATCTGAGGCCATATCTATGCTCTACACACGTAGGTTAGCCTCTTACGTGCCGAAAGGCAAGGAGAAGCAGGCTATGAAGCAGCAAAAGGCGATGCTAATCGCCCTGATCGTCATCTGTTTAACCGTCATGGTGACGGCACTGGTAACGAGGAAAGACCTCTGCGAGGTACGAATCCGAACCGGCCAGACGGAGGTCGCTGTCTTCACAGCTTACGAACCTGAGGAGTAAGAGACCCGGCGGGGGAGAAATCCCTCGCCACCGCTGATGTGTCAGGCATCCTCAACGCACCCGCACTTAACCCGCTTCGGCGGGTTTTGTTTTTTCTGGTCGTTCTGGTTTACAATCCATCCGTCAGCCTGAACAACTGGCACCTGCTGCGCCAGCAGAGAAAACAGATGGCGCACGATACCAAATTTTACAATTCGGATAACTCTGCCGCCCCTGCCAGCAGGCACGGGCGGCGTTCTCATGCATTCAAATCTGACTGGTATCAGCACGACCCCTGCACCGAAGAACAGGCTGAATGGCTCATTCAGTGTTACCGCAGGCGCGGATGCGAGGTTAAAAAAGCCCTTAGCCTCGACTACCGTCACTGGATAATCTCCGTCAGGCTCCCTTACTCAGAACGGCCAGCGCGTCCGTCCCGCACATTCCAGCAACGGATCTGGAGGTAATGTGCGGGTATTACTTCGACCTGTTCTGGTACCGGAACTCGGTCTGGTTATCGTTAAGCCAGGCCGTGAATCAATGTCAGCATTCCATAACGGCAGAATACTGGTGGAGCCGGAACCAAAAAGCATGCGTAATCTGCCGTCCGGGGTCGTTCCTGCCGCTCGCCAGCCGCTGGTGGAAGACAAAACATTGCTGCCGTTTTTCAGTAACGCACGGGTGATTCGTGCTGCTGGTGGTGCTGGTGCATTGTCTGACTGGCTGTTGCGCCATATTAAATCCTGCCAGTGGCCACACGGCGATTATCATCACAGCGAAACCGT